CTCTTTCGCGTTCTCTCTCCGCACCTTCGAGGGGGTCGGCCCGTGATCCAGGGGAAGACTCTGGCCGAGATCCTCGCAGTCCGCGGGGATCCAATGGCGGTGGTCCGCGAGACTCCGTGGCTGGCGCACCTGGCGGACATCCCGGAGGACGCGTCGCCTCCGCTGGCGATGTCTGGTCCGCACCCTCGTGCCGTCGGTTCGTACGGCGCGGAGTTCGTGGAGTGGATGCGCAAGGAGCACCGCGTAACGCTGCGGTGGTGGCAGGAGCTGGCGGCGACTCGGCAGCTTGAGCACGACGAGGACGGGTTCCTGGTCTGGCGCGAGATCGTCGAGACGGGCCCGCGACGTATCGGGAAATCGGTCCGTCTGCGCGGTGTCGCGACGTGGCGCATCGACAACCAGGCCGAGCACTTCCACGAGGCTCAGCTCGCGATGCTGGTGTCCAAAGACCTCGCCGTGGGCAAGGAGATCCACCGCGGCGCGTGGCGCTGGGCGGAGCGGAACGGTTACTCGGTAACCCGGCTGAACGGTGCCCAGGAGATCGAGACTGGCGCTGGCAACCGGTGGCTGCTGCGTGCGCCCAACGCGGCGTATGGGTACGACGTCGGGTATGGCCTGGTCGACGAGTCGTGGGGCGTGGACCCTCCGGCGATCACGGACGGTATCGAGCCGGCGCTGCTGGAGCGGGAGTCTCCTCAGCTCCACCTGACTTCGACGGCGCACGTGAAGGCGTCGTCTCTGATGCGTCGCCGGCTGACGGCGGCTCTGCGTGATGCTGACGTGGATGTGCTCCTGCTGATGTGGGGCGCTCCCCCTGGTGCGGATCTCGCGGACGAGGCAACGTGGAAGGCTGCTTCTCCGCACTGGTCTGAGGACCGTCGGGCGCTGATTGCTCGGAAGTATGCGGCGGCGCTGGCGGGCGAGGAGGAACCGGAGTTCGACGACCCGGACCCGGTTCGCGGTTGGGCGTCGCAGTACCTGAACGTGTGGCCGCTGCTTCTCAGTGGCGCGCTCGGTGGCCCGTTCCCGAACTGGGAGAACCTCGTCGGCCAGGTCGGCGCACCGACGATGCTGGGCCTGTCCGCCGACGTCGGGTTCACCCGCCTGCACGTGGGCGGGTCCGATGGTTCCTCGGTGGGGCTGGTGGTCCCGAAGAAGTTCAGCGAGGCGACGATCCGGCCGAGTCAGGTCGATCTCCTCCTGACGGAGCTGAAGCGGATCGGGCTCCCGGTGGCGATGCAGGAGAAGGGGCCCGCGTGGCACCTGCGGCCGGCGCTGGAGGAGCTCGGCGTGAAGGTGATCCCCGTCCCGTTCGAGGACTACATCGCGGCCGGCGAGGACTTCGACAAGCGGGTTATTGCGGGCACGCTCCGGCAGCCCGATGACCCGATCCTGAACGCGGCGATCGCGGACGCGCACTGGCGGATCGTGAACCGGCGTCGCGTCCTGGCTCATCTGTCCCACGACATTTCCGCTCTGGAATCGGTGCTGCTCGCAGTCCGCGGCCCGCTGAGCGACACCGACGACGGCGCCCTGGTCCTCGACGGCGCACTGATGGCGTAGGAGGCCGATGATGCTGCTGGATCAGGCGACGCTCGAACGGGTCCGTGACGAAGCTCGCGAGATGCACCCGGTGCGCACTCTGCTGCTGCTGATCGCGTCCCTGCTGTTCCTGGTGGGGTGGCTCGCCGCGAAGATCCTGGGCGCTCTGTGGGTGGCGGTGTCGTGGTCCCTGGCTGCGGTCAAGGTCGGGTGGCGTGCGGGCCGGGGTAACGGCTGATGGATCTGCTGAAGCGGATCGAGGAGCAGCTTCGCCCGAAGGCTGCGTACCCGGTGGGTACCGCCGACCGCAGCGGCTGGGTTGATGGCGCGCTGGGTCATGATGACGGGGAGTTCGCGCCGGAGAAGTACGGCAACTACCTGTGCACGTCGAACGACATCTACTCGATCATCTCTCTGCGGGCGCGGCTGCGTTCTCGGCTGGTTCTGCGGACCTTTAACGGCAGCGGCGCGGACAAGACCGAGGTTTCCACGGGGCCTGTGGCCGATCTGCTGCGGCACGTGAACCCGTACTGGACCCTGCCGCGCCTGCTCCGGATGGACGAGCTGTCGCTCGGGGCGTGGGGCGAGTCCTTCTGGTACATCGCGAAGACGCCCGCCGGGGAGCCGAAAGAGATCTGGTGGCTGAAGGCGCCCCGGATGCGCCCCGTGCCGGACGCGGACAACTACCTGAAGGGCTTCATCTACGAGTCGAAGTTCGGGGAGCCGATCCCGTTCACGCCGGACGAGATCATCTGGCAGCGGTACCCGAACCCGCTCGACGAGTACTCGCCGCTGTCGCCGCTCGCCGCGGCGCGCCTCGCCGCTGACACGGCGTCGGCGATGCAGAAGGCGAACAAGAAGCTGTTCGACCAGGGGCTGATGGCCGGCGGGCTGATCGTCCCGGACACCGACAAGGTGACGTTCTCGCAGGAGCAGGCGTCTGAGCTGGAGAACCTCCTCGACAAGCGGCTGAGCGGCGTCGACAAGGCACACCGCTGGTCGGTGCTGCGGTACGAGGCTCAGGTGAAGGGCCTGAACGTGACGCCGCGTGATGCGGAGTTCGCGAACGGCATGAACATGACCCTGCGGCAGGCGTGCAACGCGTACGGTGTGCCGGCCCCGCTGCTGAACGAGATGTCCGCGTCGACCCTGACGAACGTGCGGGAGTATCAGCGGCAGCTCTGGGAGCACAGCCTGCAGCCCGACGCGGACTTCGCCGCGGTCGAGATCGAGGAGCAGCTCCTGCCGATGTTCGGCAAGCGGTCCGGCCGCACGACGGTGGACCACATCGAGTGGGACTACTCCCGGGTGCCCGCCCTGCAGGAGGCGGCGTCCGAGGTGTGGACGCGCGACCGGCAGATGATCGAGGTCGGCGCGAAGACGATCAACGAGTGGCGCGCGGAGAACGGCAAGGCTCCGGTGCCGTGGGGTGACGTGTACTGGGCGCCGGTCAACAAGGCCCCGGTGGACGACGGTGACGGCATTGACCCGTCGTCCACCGGGCAGGTCCGCCCCGCGACGCCTCCGGAAGACATCGCGGACGCCGCGGCTGTCCGCTCGATCCGGCACCAGTTCGACGAGCTGACCGCCAACCTCGGCGCTCTCGGCTACTCACCCAACGGGGACGGAAGGTAGGAGGGCTCATGCCTGACATCAAGAGCATGCGGGAGCGGGTCCGCAACCTCGCTACCGCGGGCCGCTGGTACGACATCCGCAACGCCGACGACGACACGGCGACGGTGCGCATCTACGACGAGATCGGCTACTGGGGTGTCACCGAGGAGCAGTTCGCCCGCGACCTCGCCGCAGTGTCCGCGAGTGAGATCACGGTGCAGATCTCCTCGCCGGGTGGCGACGTGTTCGCCGGCGTCGCGATCTACAACGCGCTCCGTGCTCACTCGGCCCGGATCACGACCCGCGTGGACGGCGTCGCGGCGTCGATCGCGTCGGTCATCTCCCAGGCGGGAGACACCCGCGTGATCCTGTCCGGCGCGCAGATGATGATCCACGAGGCGTGGGGGCTGGCGATCGGCAACGCGACCGAGATGCGCGAGATGGCCGACGTGCTGGAGCGGCAGAACGTGAACATCGCCAACATCTACGCGGCCCGCTCGGGCGGCGACGCGGACAAGTTCCTGGAGCTGATGTCTTCCGGGGACACCTGGCTGACCGCAGCCGAGGCGGTCGAGCTTGGTCTCGCGGACGAGGTCGTCGACCCCAAGCCGAAGGACAAGCCCAAGGACTCCCTGACGGTCGACGTCGAGATCAGTCCGTCGATCCGCAAGGCCATCGAGGACGCCGTCAAGGCGCGCCTCGACCAGACACCTCAGCCTGCCCCGCAGGTGGAGGAGACCCCGGGCGATGAGACCGGGGTCGACAGCGAGGCGGCAGAGCGCCTTCTCGCCGCATTCACTCTGAACCAGGAGGAAGCATGACCGAGGAAAAGGTCACTCTGGAGGCGCTCGCCGGCGACATCAAGGCACGCCTCAAGGCGCTCGGGGAGCAGATCCCCGACGACCAGGCCCTGGAGGCGAAGGTCAAGGAGCACGTGCAGTCGCTCCTCGACTCCGACGAGGGTGCGGAGATCGTCCGCAAGCTCAAGTTCGGCGACGAGGCGGACCCGAAGCTGGTGGGTACGAAGTACGCCCGGCTCGGCATGTCCGTCGCGGACGTCGAGTGGATGCACGACATCCAGGCATCCCTCAAGGGGCAGAAGAAGGTCGGCTCGAACGGTGTCCACGACGGCCCGTCGGAGGAGCTGCGGAACACGTTCGAGGCGGTGTCGGAGTCGAAGCGTGTCCCGTCCCTCGTGGCGAAGGCCGACGACGAGCGGCACATCGAGGAGATGTACCGTCGCCGCGTCCTGGACCGCGCTGGGTACGAGCGGGCCATGTCCGCGGTCGGCAACGTGTACGGCGCCATGGACACCTCGGAGGCCGGCTTCGGTGACGAGCTGACCGGCAACCAGTACATCCGTGAGCTGTGGACCGGTGCCCGTCGCGCGTCGCGCGTGTTCGGTCTGATCGAGCAGTTCGACATGACCGACCCGACGGCGTTCCTGCCCGTCGAGGCGGACATCCCCGAGATGCTGTTCGTGTCGGAGTCCACGGCGAACAACTCGGCGAACTACAACACGGTGAAGACCGGATCGAACCGCGTCCAGGTGGACGCGAAGAAGTTCGTCATCCACCAGATGTGGTCAGGCGAGATGGAGGAGGACTCCCTCATCCCGTTCGTCCCGTTCCTGCGCCGTCAGCAGGCGGTCTCGCTCGCGCACTACTCCGACAGCCTCGTGCTGAACGGCGACACGACGAACGCGGGCACGGGCAACATCAACCTCGACGACGCCGACCCGGCGGACACGAAGCACTACCTCGCGTTCGACGGCATCCGTCACGCCGGCCTGGTGGACAACACCGCCAACCGAGCTGACATCGCCGGGGCGATCACCCTCGGTGCGTTCAAGTCGTCGCGGTCGCGGATGCTGGACACCACGTACCTGCACGACTGGGGCCACCCGATCTCGCCCGACGACCTGGTGTACGTCGCGGACCCGGAGACGGCGGACAACGTCGCGTTCCTCGACGAAGTCCTCACGGTCGACAAGTACGGCCCGCAGGCGACCATCCTGACCGGCGAGCAGGGCCGTGTCCTCGGGCACCCGCTCATCTCGTCGATCGCGATGAGCAAGACCGAGGCCGACGGCAAGGTGTCCACCACGGGCGCCAACAACACCAAGGGCCAGCTCGTCGGGTTCAACCGGCGCGGCTACGTCGTGGGTGTCCGTCGCCGGCTGCAGGTCGAGACGGAGCGCCTGCCCGGCAGCGACCAGACCCGGATCGTGCTGAGCACGCGTCTCGGGTTCGGCCGGTTCACGCCCACGGGTGCAGCGTCGGCGATCGAGTCCGCCGACGTCATGTACAACATCTCCCTCTGATTCGGATGGGTGAGGGCCCGGCCACATGGCCGGGCCCTTCGCATTGAGCGAAAGGAAACGCCATGTCTCGCGCCACCCAGATTGACCGGGTTACCGCCAAGGGTCAGCTCGTCCCGCTCGTGTTCATGCAGGCGGACGTTGCCGCCTCGCAGACCGACGTGCAGCTTTCCGTGGCCGCGGTCGACAACGCCGCCGACGATCAGCTCGCCGTCGTCGGCTACACCATGCCTTTCGAGGGTGAGATCGTCGCCATCACCGCGGACCTGAGCGCTGCGGCTACTGCGGGGACACTGACCGTGGGGCCGACCGTCGGCGGCACGGAGAAGGTCGACCCGACGCTGTCCATCACCACGCAGACCACCCGGCGCGACGCCGCTCGGCGTGGCACCGCCGTGTTCAATGCGGGCGACATCATCGGCGCCGAGATAACGACCGGCGGCACCTGGGACGGCATCACCGCCGACCTGTTGGTGACGGTCTGGGTCATCCTCCACCTTGAGGGGATCTGACATGGCCGAGTACAAGGTGCAGCACGCGTACTCGGCGTGGCGGGACGGTCACCGTGTCGGCCCGTGGGCCGGCGGGGAGTCCGTCGACCTGGACGAGGACGTCGCGGAGTGGGTGAACCGGGACTCGCCGGGCACGCTCGCGAAGCCGCGTGGAAAGAAGGCCGCATCGTGAGGGCGTCCGCGATCAAGGAAGTGACCGCCACCGCTGACGTCACCACCGTGGACACGTACCTGCGTGGTGCGTCGCTTACGGGCGGCAGCGACGCGGCGACGCTCACCGTTCGAGCTGGCGGCTCAGGCGGGACTGTCGTCCTCGTGGTGAAGGCTGCGGCCAACTCGACCGTGGCGGTCCCCCTGTATGACGCGTTCTGTGGCGGTGGCGTGCACGCGACCCTCGCCGGCACCGGACCGTCCTCGACGTTCGTCTACGCCTGAGGCGGTTGACCGATGGCCGTCGTCAACGGGTACTGCACGCGGGCCCAGCTCCAGGAGCACTTCGGGGACACGAACACGGTCCTGGATGTCGACCTGCTGGACAGGGCTATCAACGCGGCCTCGCGCGCGATCGACAAGTGGTGTGGTCGCCGATTCTGGCTCGACTCGTCTGCGGTCGCCCGGCAGTACCGGCCCAGCGACGCCTACACGGTGATCATCGACGACATCGGCTCCCGGACCGGGGTGATCGTCAAGACGGACACCACGGGTGACGGCTCGTACGCCACCACATGGGACGCGGCCGACTTCGACCTGGAGCCGCGCAACGCGGACGCCGCGACGGGTGAGGCGTTCTCGTTCTGGCAGCTCACCGCCATCGACGACAAGACGTTTCCCCTCCACAACCGACGGGCCACTCTCCAGGTCACGGCGAGGTTCGGGTGGTCCGCCGTTCCGGTCGACGTCGAGGAAGCCTGTCTGATCAAGTCGGCATCGCTGTACGAGCGTAAGAACTCAAGGAACGGCATCCAGGGTGTCGACGACTTCGGGGTGATCCGGATCAGCCGAAAGCGCGACCCGGACGTGGTCGAACTCCTTGAAGGCGTCGTCCGCTACTCACTACCGGAGGTGTGACGGTGGCTGACGACATCGACATCCGCAACGGTCTGAAGACCCGGCTACTGACCATCCCGAGTCTCGCTGCGTACAACCACATCCCCGGGGCGATGATCACCAGCCCGGCCGCGGCGTGTGTCAGCCGGCGCGGGACGAAGTTCGACGTGGTCATGGGGGATGGCGCCGATGACTGGGAGTACGCCGTGACGGTGTTCATCCCGTACACCGATCCGGAGCTGGCGCAGGCCCAGATGTCGGACTACGTCAAGCGCACGGGCCCGACGAGCATAAAGGCGGCGATCGAGGGCGAGAAGACACTCGGCGGCGTCGTGGACTTCGCGCACGTCCGTGAGGCGCTTGAGGAAGAGATTCGCCAGGTCGGCGGGGTCCCGCACCTGGCCGTCGAGTTCGTCATCGAGATCACCGGCTGAGGAGACGCCATGCCCAAGTACCGAGCCCTCGTGGGTCTCGACTACCCGACCAAGGCCGGCGACAAGCGCGCCGAACCCGGCGACGTCGTGTCCGACCTGCCGACCAAGTCCGTGGAGTGGCTTCTGGACGGCGGCTACATCGAGCCGGCCGACGCCAAGGCGCCTGCCGACGAGGAGGTGGAGGACTGATGGCTTTCCACGGCAAGGGGTCCCGTCTCCTCCTGGGTACCGCCTCGTTCAGCGGGTACCTGCGCGAGTTCGAGCAGAGCGAAGAGGTAGAGCTTGCCGACTCGACGGTGTTTGGCGACGAGGGCCACCGGTACCTTGCGGGTCTCGAGCAGGGTTCGCTGTCGACGAGCGGCCTCCTGGACAACGTCGCTACGGCGGGTGGCCAGGACGCGACGCTGGATGCTGCACTGGGTGCGTCGGCGGGCACGCTGATCACCGTGGCCCCTGGTGGTCTCGCGCTCGGTGCCCGGGTGCGGTGTATCGAGGCGCGTGAGGTGAACTACCCGAAGTCGTCGTCTGTGGGTGACGTCGTGTCGTTCACCGCGGCGTGGCAGTCCGAGGGGCAGGTTGACTACGGGCGGTCGCTGCACGACAACACGGCCGAGACCGCGACCGCCAACGGGGCGAATGTCGACCACGGCGCCCTGACTTCCGGTGGTGCTGCGCTGTACCTCCACGTGACCGCGAACACGCGCAGTACCTCGACCACGATCAAGGTGCAGCACTCCGTCGACAACTCGGTCTGGGTCGACCTTGGCAGCGCGTTCACCGCCGTCGGTGCTGGCCTCACGTCCGCACAACGTGTCATCGCCGCGGGCACGGTGAACCGTCACCTGCGTGCCGTGTGGACGCTGACCGCTGGTACCGGCTCGATCACCTTCGCTGTCACGGCCGCGCGCCGCTGACCCTACCCACCCAGCAGGCCCCCGCCATCCGGCGGCGGGTCTCGTTCGCATGCGAGGAGAAGGACCATGACATTCACCCACGGTAAGGACAGCGTCTTCAAGCTGGACAACACGGCCGGCTCCCTGACGGACATCAGCACGTATCTCAGTGAGAACGAGCTGGCACAGGAGATCGAGCTGGCTGACGTCACCGCGTACGGCGACGAGGGGCACAAGAACATCGCCGGCCTGGAGAACAGCACGGGGTCATTCTCGGGTCACTGGGACTCGGCGGAGGACGACATCATCGGTTCGACCACGCAGCGGAAGGCCGGTACGCGCTCGTTCGAGTACGGTCCGAACGGCTCCACCACGGGAATGGTGAAGTACTCGGGTGAGGTCTGGATCAACACGTACTCGGTGTCGTCCAGCGTCTCGGACAAGGTGTCGTTCTCGGGCTCGATGACCGTGGATGGCACGGTCACTCGCGGCACCTGGGCGTAACCGATGGCCAAGCCGCCCCGCTCCAACTCGAACAAGGACGCCGTCCAGATCGAAGGCGTTCGCGAGCTGGTGCGCGCTATCGGGAAAATCGACCCGGCGCTGCGCAAGGAACTCGGCCGGCGAAACAAAGCGATCGGTCAGCGCATCATCGATCGCGCTTTCCCGAAGCCGGAGAACGTCGGTGAGGGCGCCGGTTCCATGCCGCGCGCGTCGGCTACGACGAACGTACTTCGGATCATGGCTGGTTATCCCGGCCGTACGCGTGTCGTGCAGCAGTGGGGACGCCGCCCAAAGTCACGTGGCGGTGTGAAGCGACCGTACATCCGCCGGTCTGCGGAGAACGAGTCACCGGCTATCGAGAAGGAATACCTCGACGCCCTGTTGGACATCGCCCGCAAGGCTGGTTTCGAAACGGAAAGGCACTGAGCCATGAAGATGAAGATGACTCCGAAGATGACGATCGACTCGTTGCGGCTTCTGAAGAAGAACCAGTGGATCTTCGAGGAGGACGACGACGAGGACACCAAGGAGCAGGCTCAGGGTGTCGCGAGTCTTTACCTGGCTGCGAAGGCTGCCGGGAAGACGGATCTGGAATTCCAGGAGTGGTACGAGACCTCCGACGTGAACGACCTCGACGAGGACGACGGAGACGGCGAGGGCAAGGCAGAAGCGGACCCTACGGCGTAGATGCCGCGATCCTCGACGAGTTCGAGCAGATGGGGTTCGCGCAGTTCATCTACTTCTACCGCATGTCGCCGGCCACGTTCTACGCGCTTGAGGACGACGAGCGCCAGGCATTGACGATCTGGATGAACCGGCAGAACCAGCAGAAGTGAATCGGGGGTGGTCTTGTGGCCAACAAGGGTGCCCTCGTTATCCGGTTCGTGGGCGACATCCGCGACCTGCAGAAGTCCAGTGTCAAGGTCTCCAAGAGCATGTCCGGCATGTCCAAGCTGGGCCTTGGGCTGGCCGCCGGTGTGGGTGCGGTGGTGGCTGGGGTTGGCGCGCTCGCCGTGTCCACCACCAAGGACATGATGCGGGTGGAGCGTCTCGGCAAGCAGACCGAGAACGTCATCAAGGCGACGGGTGGGGCCGCAGGTCGGACGCGTAAGCAGGTCGACGCGCTCGCCGGGCGGCTGGAGCGCATGTCTGGCGCGGAGGCCGAGACGGTCACCGAAGGCCAGAACATGCTCCTCACGTTCAAGAACATCAAGGGGAAGCAGTTCGACGCAGCGACGAAGTCCATGCTCGACATGGGCGTCGCGATGAACAAGGGCAGCCTCGAAGGGCTCGACCTGCAGAAGACGTCGATCCTGATGGGCAAGGCGCTGAACGACCCGATCAAGGGTCTGACGGCGCTGTCCCGTGTCGGCGTGTCGTTCACCGACAAGCAGAAGAAGCAGATCAAGACCATGCAGGAAGCCGGCAACGTGGCCGGTGCACAGAAGGTCATCCTCAAGGAACTCAAGTCCGAGTTCGGTGGTGCCGCGAAGGCTGCGGGGCAGACCACTGAGGGCATGTTCGCGAAGATCAAGAACACGTTCGGCAACATCGCGGAGAGCACCCTCTCGTTCGTGCTGCCTGCGCTGATGAAGCTCATGACGTGGGTGAATAAGAACGTCATGCCCGCGCTCGTGCGCTTCGGTGACTGGCTGAAGAACGACGGTGCGGCACACCTGAAGGCGTTCGGTGGGTGGCTCAAGGAGAACGTACTCCCGCCGCTCAAGACGCTCGGTGGGTTCGTCGTGAACACCGTCGTGCCTGGGCTGGTGACCCTGGGCAAGTGGCTGATGAACAACCGCGAGATGCTCACGGCGGTCGCTATCGGGCTCGGTACCGCGCTCGTCGCGTGGAAGGCGTACGTCTTCTTCACGGTGACCGTGCCCGCGATCATCAAGGCGATCACGGTCGCACAGAAGGGCCTGAACGTCGCCATGAAGGCGAACGTGATAGGCATCGTGATCACCGCGATTGCCGCGCTCGTCGCCGCGCTTGTGTGGTTCTTCACCAAGACGAAGGCCGGTAAGGCCATCGTGAAAGCCGTTTGGTCGGGGATTAAGTCCGCGATCAAGGGCGTCTCGGACTGGTGGACCAAGACGGCGTGGCCTGCGATCAAGGCCGCTATCTCCGCTATGGGTAACTGGTTCCGGATGGTGGGCCGGGTCGTCTCCCGTGTCTGGAATGGTATTGGGGACGCGATCGGTAAGGCGTGGAACTGGATCCGTAGGAATGTGTTCATGCCGATCCGGATCGGTATCAAGCTCGTCGCCTTCGGGTTCCGGCTCTACGGGAAGGTGATCGGCGCCGTGTGGCGTGCCGTCGGTGATGGCCTTGGCCGGGTGTGGTCTTGGATCCGGCGACGCGTGTTCTCCCCGATCGTCACGATGGTCACGAAGAATCTCCCGCAGGGATTCCGCAACGCCCGGGACAAGGTCTCGGCATTCTTCGGTGGCATGCGTGACCGGCTGACGAGCGTCGGAAAATGGATCCGGGCGAACGTGTTTGGCCGGATCGGTGACGCACTGCGTGCGATGCGGGAAGGGTTCAAGAACGCTGTCCGGGGGATCGGCGAGGTGTGGGCACGGCTCAAGGTGGCCGCCGCCAAGCCCGTGAACTTCCTCATCAAGTGGGTGTGGAACAACGGTCTCCGGCGGGTGCTGAACGCGATCCCGGGTGTTGAGCTTCCCGAGGTGAAGCCGGTTAGGTTCGCGCGTGGTGGCCCGGTGCGTGGCGGGGTGGCTGGGCGTGACTCGGTGCGCGCGCTGATGATGCCGGGCGAGCACGTGTGGACGGCGCGTGAGGTGCAGAAGGCTGGCGGGCAGCGGGCCATGTACGCGATGCGCAAGGCCGTGCTGAACGGGAATCTGAACGGTGACCCGCGGTTCGCGAAGGGCGGCGCGCTCGACCCGGCGGCTATCGCGCGAGCGCAGAAGTTCGCGCGGTCGCAGGCGGGGAAGCCGTACGGGTGGGGCTCGGTTGGCCCGTCGTCGTACGACTGCTCGGGCTTCATGTCGGCGCTGACGAACGTGCTGCGGGGCCAGTACCCGCACTCGCGGGTCGGGAGCACGGCATCGTTCCCGTGGGGCGGCTTCAAGCGCGGTCCCGGGCAGTTCACGATCGGCTCAACACCGAACTACGGATTCAGCGGTGTGGGCCACATGGCCGGCACGCTCGGTGGTCTGAACGTAGAGTCCCGCGGCAGTCGTGGTGTGCTCGTCGGCCCGGGCGCCATGGGCGCGCTGTCGCCCGGCTTCTCCCAGATGTATCACCTGGGGTCGTCCGGCGCGGCCGCGATGAACGACGGCTCGGGCGGGTGGCTCGACACGATCGGCAAGGTGCTGTCCGCGATGCGGAAGCTGCCGGGGCAGATCGCGGAGATGATGTCGGGCGGGTCGTGGATCGCGTCGTTCCTGCGGAAGTTGACGGCGGGGCTGTGGTCGAACCTGGCGCGGCATATCAACAAGCTCATCCCGGACATCGGCCCGATCAAGACGAACCCGATTCCGGCGAAGCTCGCCCGTGGTGCCATCGTGCGCCACCGGCCCGGCGGGGTGTTCGCGAACATCGCGGAGGGCGGGCACGACGAGGCAGTGATCCCGCTCAGTGGCCCGCACGCGCCACGTGGCGGCCGGCCGATAGAGGTCAACCTCCACCTCGACGGGAAGCGGGTCGCCAAAGTGATCATCGACCCGCTGCGTGGCGAGATCAAGAACATCAGCGGCGGCGACGTCCAGAAGGCACTCGGGCGGGGGCGCTCATCATGACCGTCCGGTTCGAGGCGATCACGGAGCTGCTGCTCAATGGAGTCTGGACCGCGGCCACCGTCCGGCAGGGTGGCGGGATCGCGATCACCCGGGGCCGCTCGGACGAGGCCTCTAGTGCTGAGCCGTCGCACTGCACCCTGACTCTCGACAACACGACCGGGAACTACGCGCCGCGGAATCCGACTGGCGCGTACTACGGGCAGATAGGCCGCAATACCCCGCTGCGTGTCCGCAAGCCCGGGAGCGAGACCAACTACCTGGCGCTGCCGGGCGACTTCGCCTCGTACGCGTCCACGCCGGACGTTGCCGCCCTGGACGTGACCGGCGACATCGACGTCAGGGTCGACGTGACGCCGCGTACCTGGCGGCCGGCGAATCAGTACGGGCTGGCGCGCAAGTACGTCGATGACGATGGTGCTTTCAATAACCAGGGCTCTTGGGCGTTCGAACTCCGGGCGGACGGGAAGCTCCGGTTCTACTGGACCACGGCGGGTTCATTCAGTGCGTCGCTCGATGCGGAGTCGACGGCAGCGGTTTCGGCAGCGTCTACTCGTCTCGCGGTCCGGGTCACGCTGGATGTGAACAACGGTGCGGCCGGACGTGACATCAAGTTCTGGACCTCCACGACGGGCGTCGATGGTACCTGGACCCAGCTCGGGGCGACTGTTACCCAGGCAGGGACGACGTCGATATTCAACAGCAACTC